TAGCAGTTGCTGCAGCACCAGATCCGCCACCACCAACAATTGAAACAAGAGGTGAAGAGGTATAACCACTACCACCAGCAGTAACAACAATTTCTGTAATAGAACCATTAACAGTTACAGCAGCAGTAGCACCAGTTCCTGATCCACCAGTAATTTCAATATTTGGAGGGTTTGAAGCATCATAATCAGAACCAGCATTTGTGATACCAATAGAGGTAACTGGTCCAAAAGTTTTTGTGACATCTGACTTATATGACCAAACAGATGTTCCATTAATCCAAGTACCAATAGCACCAGGACTAATATCATTTTTAACGGAAATAGTCTGAGGATCTAATGGAAATCTATTAAGTTTACGTTGATTTCCTGGTAAAAGTGCTGATCCTGGAAAAGGACCAATTGAATAATTAGGAATACCAGTAGATGCAACATAAACGTGGTTGGTATTAAAGAACGAGTTCTGAATATTTGTTGTATATGGACCAATAGAATTTAAAACAGCAGCATTATCAGATTTACCTTTGTTAAGGTCAACTGAAACCAAAATATTTCCTTGAGGAACAACTTCTGCTGGTTGAGGAAGTTGATATTGGAAAATGAGAGCAGTATCTCTAGATTTTACTAAAAATGTTCCATTGAACAAAATTGGATTTGCACCATAAAGTGTTACCTGATCTCCAACTAAAAGTCCATGATTGTTCTTACAAGTAACTGTAGCAAACCTATCATCAACACCACCGTAAGTAATACTTTCTACTTCAATGAGTTTTTTAACATTATACAACCAAGTTGTTAATTCTGGGGTAACAGAAGTACCACCAAGTTTGGATACAGTAAGTTTATCGCCCTTTAGATAGTATGAACCAGTATCTGTTAAAGTAGTTTGTTGAGCATCAACAATACCAACAACACTTAAAACTACTTCTTGTGTAGTTCCCTTGTTTATGTAAACAAGAAGATTGGATGTAACTTCAGTTGCAGAATCCCAATCTTCTACAATATTATTAACAGAACGAGTACATTCGATAAACTGATTAAGAGATTTTTCTTTATATTGAATTAATTCGGAATCTCCAATTAAAAATTCACCGTTTCTTTCTGGCCAACCAATAGTTGAGTCTACAGTAATAATACTATCAGTTGTATTAAGAGGTTCTGCAAGTTTTGTTTTGTAAGGAACTACGAATGTTCCTTGAATAGTTTCTTCTGAAAGAACAAGTTCAAACAGTTCAACATCTGATGTTTTAATAGAAATGTAATTTTCAATTAAAGCACTAGCTGCTCCTATATTAGCGTCAGCAATACTCGAATCTTGAGTTAATAATCCGTCTTTAATATTCGTAGGATCTCCACTTACTAAAGTGGCACGAAGGATTGTATCAATAGACCAAGTTGCATTAGAAGGTTTAATAATCTGATCTTTAGGATAAGATACAGTTACTTGTTCACCATAAAGAAGTTTAAAGAGATATGCAATACTAAAAGAAGTTCCCTTTGTAGAATAGAAATCTTTTACAGATTTAATAGCATTTCTTACATCAATTTTAGTATAATCAAGTTCAGGAACGTCTGGAAGGAACTGTTCAGTATATTTGTCTAAAAGTCTTTTAACAAAGAGTGCATCTAAACACTTAACCTCTGCATCTACAATTGCAGCAGTTGCTGTAGTATTATTAGAGAATACAGCATTTCCAGTTTCATCATAATTAACAATACCACTAGCAGCTCTAGCACAACCTATAAATTTATCTTTATCATAACCACTTCCTTTTTTTGATATAGAAAATCCTGTAACTTCATTCAAACCAATTTCTACAGAACATTTTGCTTCTGGTGGATTTTGAATAATAACCGAAGGTGGTTCTGTTTGTGAGTAACCAGTACCAAAATTACTAATATTAATATCGGTGATTTTTCCATTAAATACAGAAGCTGTAGCAACTGCTCCAGTTCCACCATCTTCTCTACTGTCTACAATATAAACCGATGGCACATCATCATATCCCAAACCACCACTCAAAAGTTCAATAGAAGTAATTCTACCATTAGAATCAACTACAGTCTCTAAAACTTGAGCAGACGTTGGATCAATAATTGCAATACGAGGAGTAGTTAGATATCCTTGACCAGCACTAACAATATTAATTGATGTAACTACACCATTAGTCAAAACTGCAGTCAATCGTGCTTTTACAGGATTATCTCCTAGTGGTTCATCAATATAAACTTCTGGTGCTGTAGTATAACCCTGACCACCATCCAATACAGAAATAGTTCCTGCAACACTAGTATTACTAAGGGTAACAGTACCAAGTTTTGCTCCACCTGGTTGCTTAAAGGAAACTCTAGGGATAAATGTATACCCACTTCCAGAATTTTCAATGTTTACACTAGATACTTCGCCATTTGTAACAACTGCTTTTAATTCTGCCTGAACAGAACCAGAACTAGTTGGTGCTTGAATAACAACAGTTGGAGGATTAGTATCACTATATCCTTTACCACCATCCAATAAAATGGAGTTCTTAACACCATTCACTAATGCGGAAGCAGCTGCTCCACTTCCTCCATTTGTACTAGAAATAGAAACTTTAGGTGGATATTTGTATTCATATCCAGATCCTGTTTTATTAATTTCAATCGATGTTAATTTTCCATCATTATTAACACGTGCATAACCAATTACTCCACTACCAAAAGAAGGAATTGGTGCTTCAATAGAATAAAGAGATAATGTTCTTCCGTTTAACGGTGCCTCATTGAAAATGAAGATATCCGAGTCAATAAAAAAGTCTTTTTTTGGTTCAAGTAGTTTATTATCATAAACTGCTAAAATATATTCATCCGCAACGGGTTCGTATTTTGCCCCATTTCTACGAATAAAGAAATTAGTTTTAGAATCTCCGAAATCTGGAGAAATATCATCAATAGCAATGATACTATTTTCAATAAAACCGTTTAAAAATGTAATGTATGATTGACTATTATCATCACCCAATTGTCTTGTTCTTGGAGCAGTTGTAAAGACAATATTATCTTCATCAACAGTATAATCAACACCAGGAATTAAAACTTCACCATATAAACTAACAATTAAATGTTGTGCTGTTGGTGGTGAAACTGGGGAAGATTGAGAAGTAAGAGGGAATCTAACCGTAGTTCCATCATAAGAATCAATGATTTGAGCAAGACCAACCCACTTTAATTTTACTTGATCATAAGAAATACCAGGACTTAAAGAAATATTTGGAGAGGACGTTGTATTCTCATAATAAATTACCTCATCACCAATTAAAATAGAACCATTAGTATCTAAAAAACTATCAACACTCTCAACAACGATTTCATCACTTTCTGCTGTAATTGCTTCTACTACCTTTGTAGTACCACCCAAAATATTAATATCCAGTTTATCAATATCGAGATATTGTAAAAAGTTATTAATAATATTCTGACCCATCCCAGTTTTCTCTTGAGACCTATAATAGTACTCAATAAACTTATTGAATAATGGGTAGTCTGTCTTTAGAAACTCAGGAGACTGAGAAGCAATCGACTGAGAAACTTTATTAATATTCATCTAACTTTAGAAGCAACTAGAATCGTTAATTGTACCAGCGTTGGTGATACTTGGGATGTCAAGAACAGCAGGTGTTACATTGAAATCGGTTGGTGTCAAACTATTTAGTGGGACTGTAGGAGGTACAACTGTTCCAACAGGAGCAACTGTAACTGATGGATTAACTATATTGATAATAGTTCCAGGAGTTGTTGCAGGAATAGTTGAATTGTTGGCAGGAATAAACACTACTGGAATTTGAATATCTGTTGGTAGTAATGTACTGTCAGTAACATCACCAATTCCAGTTGTAACATCAGTGATTGTTACAGCACCAGCAATGAAATTTCCTGATCCTGCATTAATAACATTGACTGGACCAAAACAAACTTGACCAGTTTCATAATTTACTGTTCCTGCAGTATCACTGGTATAAATTTTACGAATACCAGTATTGTAGAACGTTCTCAAGTTTCCATAACCATCATCCTCAAACTGTTGATCAACACCAGGTCTATCAGCAGTTCTAAATGTACCAGAGAGAATTACAGGTTCTTTTTTACAAATTATCTCTCCAGTACCGCCAGCTCCACCAGTTCCATCTTGACTAGGAGCACTATCATACAAATTACCTCCTGTAGAGACGCAATATGTGTTCGTTTGATTTGAATCAGGTTTTATATACTTTAAGATAGTTGTTTGAAGTGATGTATCTGTAACACACTTATTGGAAAGTGTAATTGCCTTCTCAAGTTGTTGTGATCTAAAAGTTGAGTTAAAATTATTAATTTGTGTCTGAATTCCCCAATCACTAATTGCTTTACTAATATCAGTTTCAATTTCAGAAGGATTTGATCCACAACCAGTATCATACAAAGCAAAGACTTTTGTATTAATGTATACATCGTCAGGATCAGTTACAACAGGATCGATAGATGCCATTGCATATGGTCTCAAATTAGCAGCAATTTGCTTCTTAGTTGCATCATTAAGTTGTGAACCTGTTTTTGTTTTAATAACAACAAACACTTTTCCGTAAATAGGAGGATTTAATGCATCTCCACCATAAGCAACTACAGAATCTGCATTATCATAAATCTTTTTAGTAATGATTGCATAATCCTGAGCAGTAACTGCTCTATATTGAGCAGAATAATATCTTGGTGCATTATACTTAATCGATTCAACACTCTCTGCTTTATCTCCCTGCTGAGATTTTTGCGTAGTAACTATGGTAACACCAGCAGTAGGATACACTTTATCATTATTATCTACAATTTGACCAATAAAACTAAAAGTGCTAACTTGATTAGCATCAGTTCCTGATGTAACCAAATACTCAAGATCAACAACCTCTCCGTCTTTTACTGCTCTACCAACACTATCATCACCAAATCTTATCTCATACCGCATATCCTCGGTCTCAGACAAGAAATAAGAACGAGTTGTAGGTGTTACTGTAGCAACGGTTTCTGCACGACTATAGAGGTCATACTGAGTGGATGATTCATTTGGTCTTACTTTTACAACTAATGTTGAAATATCAGCATCCTCTGAAGGAATTTTATACATTTGCTTTCCAAATGTATTAACAATATATGAGAAAGTAACCAAAGAACCCTCATAGACAGTAACTTTGTTAAATATAGCCTCACCTGTAGTTTGATTTACACTAACTGTCATATCATTTAGAATATTCCAAAGATATGCACCACCTGATGCTATAGAACCTTTTTTCAGGGTAACTGACGTTGGATATGAACCATTTTCTTGAGTTGTTGTTAAACTCAGTTTTATACACGCTTTAGACGCAGTAATAGATCTAGGAACATAATTTAATAACTTAGCGATATTAACAACATTATCACGCACTGTAGCAGAAGGCAAAAATACCTCATTTAATGCCATATTTGCATTAAAAGCAGTATAATATGTGTTATATGCTAATAGATCAATTAAATACGACAATGATGATCCATCAAAATCATAATCAGTAAACTCATTACGAGTTCTTAAATATGATTTTATTGAAGATTTTACATCTTCGAAATCTAATGCTGTTAGGTTATTTGGTTGCATTACTCTGGTCTCTGTAAAACAAATTCTATTGTTTCAACAATGGGTAAACCAACTATTTTATATTCAAGTGATACATTTAATTTATTTCCCTCATTGATTGGAGTAACGTTTACATTAGTAAGTTTTACTCTTGGTTCATATTGATTGATTGTCGTCCTTATTTCTTCCGCAATAGTATCTGCAGTAAATGCATCTAGCGGTTCAAATAAAAGTCTGTTTACGGACGAACCGACTAACGGTTGAAACGGTTTTTCTCCAGGAGAGGTCAAAATTATGTTTTTGACCGCTTGTTTAATGGAGTTATCATTATTTACGACAGAAAGATCGTCAGTAAAAGGATTCCGAGCAAAATTGACCGCAAAGTCTTTAAAACTCTTCGATCTTTTTAAGTCAGAACCCCCTATTTTTTTTAAAGACATCTCCCTATCAGGACTTTATACAATTATATTTATCGCCCTTGTCCACGATAACGCTTTTTTGCCCCATTTCTGCTACTAGCAGAATACTTTGAGTGTTTTCCTTTTCCTTGTCGAGTCTTCTTTGGAGTTGACTCAATCATACTGGTGCCAGTCAGTGACTGTTTATAAATTGCCATTTAAAATACCTCATTGTTTACTAAGTTTAAATTCAATGCATCTCCACCATTAGTAATTATATCAAAATTAAAAGAAATAATAGTTTTTCTATTTTTCTTATTTGGTAATCCACGATGGATGTAATGAGCAGGAAATACTATAAAATCCCCCTCATTAGCATCAATCTGTGTTTTCTTTAAATTAAAGGGAGAACAAATTTCAGTTTTAGAGCATCCTTTGGGAAATTCCAAATAATAAACTCCTGTGTAGTGTTGACCATGAATATGCCATCCATGTGTATCACCTTCTAAGTATTGTTGATACCATATGGATTTCATATCGATTCTATTATAACACATACTATTAATTACTTCCTCTATATCGTTACGAAACTCTGGAAAAAATATATTAACCCAAGGTCTTTCACGATCAGTAGATTTATTCCAATCTAATTTTGAAATACTATCTGTATAGTATGAGTCATCAACATTTAAAGCATCATCAGTGCATTTATCAATTTCAGATAAAATTTTATCTTTTATTTCATGATGATTTTTTATTCTACTTTGACAAATGCAATCACTTATTTCAATTTTTTGCATTAACCCCTTGTTGTTCCAATAAAAACGTTTTTACTACATCCAGTTACTACTGAATTGCATGGAAATGCCACACTGTTATCCCCAAAGGGATCTCCAAATACACCTGCACGTCTACTATTAATAAAAACTGTCTTAACAGTAGCAAATAGTTTACGAGCATGTCCTGAAGCAGACTCACGACCGCCTCTAGTACCAATTGTACACCAATAAGCAGGATTACCTGTACAACCTGGTGAACACCCTTTAGGAATACCAGTATAGCATACTGAATGTACCGTTGGGGTTGGATGTGTAATCAATAAATCTTGATCGATAATAGGAGCAATCTTATTGATTCTCACATTTCTAGTTAAACTCTCTAGAGAAGTCTGTGGGCATGGTGGCCACATTGTAACAGCATCCATAAGTTTTACAGACTTTGGAACCACCTTTGGATCCTTTGGGGGTTTTACACAACCAGGAAGAATTCCTCCTCCTAGTCCTGCATGGTGAGTAGACCCAGATCCTGTTCCGTGTCCACTACAACTTCCCATGAATAGTGCTGCACATCCTGAACTTAGTGATATTGGCATTGTTTACTCCTGTTTATTCATCATATGGGTTTCCATATGCTCTTGCTGCTCTTGTAACTGTTCTAGCATCCCTACTAAGGTCATGCCAGATAGTCATTGTACCACTTGCCTCCCAAGGTTGACAACCTGGTCCTCTCACAAGATTTCCAAAAGAGAATATATGTACTTCTTGAGTAGTTGTACCATCTCCATTATTAATTACACCAGTATCTGTATTTGGTGTTGCTGTTGGTTGATTGCATACAAAATGCGATTTACCAATATTAACAGGTGTACAACCTAAAGTCACTGTTAATTGTTGAACTTTTTGAGGATCAGGGCGGTACTGCCGCATAAGGTATTTAGTATAGGTTGAGGCATGTGGTAATTCTGTAAAACTTCCCGCATTAGTTTCTACCTTAGATTCACTAAAAGTAGTATACTCAGGATATCTGTCTTGAGTAATGTCGTCAATATTTTTTAATACGGTTTCTTGTTCCGTTGTTTTAATATCTTTAACAACTTGTTTCGTTTCTTCATCGATTGGAGTATCTGCTAGAAAATCCAAATCATATTCTGGCACAATAAGAGTTTTTAATGGATCTGTTTGTGATTTCACCAATTTACGTTGACTACGTTGTTCAATACGATCTCTTTGAGGGTCTAATTTAATCTCCATAGGAGGATTTTTATACCTATTCTCTCGTTCTGAGGGAACTTCACTATAAGAGTCGTCAATTGCCTGTAAATCAGCAGCAGATGCACTTATATCACCCTCTGGTAAGGATTTTACGATGCCCTGAAACTCAGGAATTAAATCATTTCTTTGTGCATCATTATTAACAACCTCTAATTCCTCTTCATAAAGATTAGTAATGAGCAATTGCGGTCTCTCTGCTACAGTATACCCCTTTCCTGGTCTAAGAACTTCTATAGAACTTAGTGATCCACCACTAAATGTACCTTTTACAACTGCTGTAAGATTATTTCCACCAGTTTCCGAGATAACTTCAACATCAGCACCACCATCCTTTGTAACAATTTCCATTTTAAGGTTACTTGGGGTCATTGAAAGAATAAATTCTGGTTCTCCGTCATCTGTAGACGTATTTGGTATAGCATTACCGCTATCAGCGGGACTAGTAATCTCTAATATAGCAGAACTTGGCAATTTATCCAAATTTGCTCCTCCATTAGTGATTTCTGCGACCTGAACTTTTGCAGCACCACCAGAAATAGTGATTAAATCACCTTCAGTGTACCCAGTACCAGGATTATTCACCTTTACAGTAGAAATGCGGTCAACTATTGTATTACTTGAGTCATCAAGTATCGCTCCAACCTCAATATCGACTGTTAATCCGCTTCCAGTACCTCCAGTAGTCGCAATATTTTCATCAGTAGCGTATCCCAACAACTGTGAAGTGGGATTTAAGTCGTCAAAATTCAAAAGATTGAATGCATAAACGCCACCAGAGATGTTTATATCAGAAACTCCGCCATTTTCGTTAATAGAAATCCATGCAACTGGTGGACTAACGGTATTAAAGATATCTGGAGCCTTCTGATTAACGTCTCCCGTAACATATTGCAGTGATTTATCCAAAAATTCAAATAAACCCACCATAATTGCACGATCAGCAATACCAAAACCCGCTTTTGCGGTAATAACATGGTTTCTATCAGAAGTATATTGCGTATCTTTAGTAAAATTACTACCAGATCCGTCAACATATGCAATATGATACGGAAATTCACCTACTTCAGTGTGAAAAGTGCGAGTAATTGTATGTCCATTGATTTTATCACCCTTTCTCATGATATCAGTAACATCACCACCAGAAAGAGTAGACGTAGCACCAACAGCAGTAATCTTTAAATTAATTGTCATATTTACCAATGACCCACTATCAAGACGAACTTGAGCTGATAATGGAAATACCTGACCTACAGTAAACCCTGTTCCATTGTTTAATATCTCAGTACATACCCATTTAGTGCCAAGCATTACTGTATTTGACGTAGGTGGTGCTGCAGAATCATCGAATCTAGACTCAATTCTAAACTTTACTCTAAAATCTGCTGCGTTTGCCCCATCATTAATATCAAAGATTTCAAAGTCAGAGAATCCAGCATCAGCAATTGCCCATGGGTTTTGACTTGAATTATAATCAATACCTTCTAATGTCGTTGCATTCCATCCATCAGCATAGGTTACACCATCAAAACTAAGTTCAAAGTCTAAAACTCCATTAGGTACTGTACTTGCAAACTGATCATAACTAAATGCAATCTTAAGTGAGTCAGTATCAATAGCAAATAGTGTAGGGTGTGGGCAATCTGCGTCGCCAGTTAAATCTTCACATCCCTCGTACTTTAATGTGGTTTTGGCGGGGGTACACGTGAAGTTAGTGCAAGGAATACATGCAGTACTACCAGAATAAGTACTTGAACTGCTACCTGGATCATAACCAGGCGTACCTGGCGTACCAGAAGGAAGTACGGTAGTTATAACTTCTCCTTCATCATCTTCTAACCAATATGCTGCTAAACCAATATGTCCTGCATCATCAGACGTATCGTAGATATAAGAAAACCATGTATCAGAATATTGGAAGTCGAATGACAACATACTCGGAGTAAAGTCTAAACCAATTATAGTTTCATCAAATTCTTCTCTACCATAATTATGACTTCCACTACAAGGGTCAGTTTTGGTCGCCATCCCACAAATTCCAGGTGGTTTGTTTGGAGATTGGTATTCAGTTAGGTAAAACGGATGCATAATAGCATCGTTATCTCTATCAGGTATGTTATAATTGTGGATCGCCCCTGGATCACGTATAAAAGAATGTGGGTACTCGGTATATTCAAACGTCACGCCCACTGAAGATCCTACGGTAGGAGGATTCGGTGCCGTATAGTTATAGCAATGTACTCGTCCACAGATGTCTGTGTACTGATTAGTTTTGCATCCCATTTTCTATCTTGTCTAACCTCTTGTAGATTTCGGTAAAATTACCCGCTAAGTTCATATAGTCCTCATACCCCTCTGGTTTGTAATAAGTCTTGTCGGGGGTAGGTAATTCACTCATATGCTTTTCAACCTCTTTAAGACGCTCTCCGAGCACTCTTAGGCACTGATTAATGTTGGTTAACGACTCTCCAATTTGTTGAGCAGTAATTTCAACAGTTTGTTCACTCATCCTTCGTTTTCCTCAGTGTAAATGAAGTACCATCATCTGATATATCATAATCTAATTCTTGTTGTAGATTCCATCCCAGTTCTTCACAGATTTCATACGGTATCGTGACAATTAAATCACCGAAATCATCTTCTTCGAGTTTGGTTGTGAATCTATGGGACATATCTCTATAGGCGGTTATTAACTTGGGGATTGTCTGTGGGATTTTTCTCTTTCCACTCCATCCATAGTGTATATAGATCATCTAATACCTGAGAGACGAATGTAGATGCATAACAATCAGCACAGGCATACATCCTAGGGTCTAAAAAGTTCTCATGCCTTATCAAATTCTCTATTGCCCATGTACGTGTGTCTTGTCTGTGTGTGCGAACCTTAGAGATCATTTTTTACCTGTGGAAAATTTTTTAAATACCTGTGGAAAACTTTATTGAAATAATATAACAATCGCTCTGGGGAACCTTTGTAGGTTAGGGTAGTGGCCGTTTTTATATATTAACGGGGGCAATTTAACTGCCTTCGTTAACACTTAGCACTGTCACAGTTGTTATAACTTAGTGCATGTAATCTGTAGTCGATTGTTGTTACATAGTGGTTTCCCTCTTCATGTCTCTATTATACCTCGGATGCTGCCACCTTGTCAACCCCATGATTGTCGGCAATTTCCCAGTACCATCCGATGCTCTTCACATAGTCAAAGGGTGATGACCTCGGAGTATTGGGAAACTGTTCACCACGTTCAATGCGGATGGCATCTATAAATTTTTCAAGATCGTAGATTGACTCAAATGTCCCTCTTAGAATTTCCTTGTTATCATAGATTGTATAAAGCATTGGCAACTGTTAGTAGATAGGATTTTTCTGAACCCCTTCATGGTTCATTATACCATGACCTCGGAGTTATTGTCAAGGGTCTCGGAGATTGTTCGGAGTGACTTGACTTTTCTTAGGATGCGTGCTAAGACTACAACACCTGAGAACATTTCAAAGAGATAGAGAACGCAAATACATTTATTTAAGGTTTTCCACAATTTCCGTGTAGTCTGTGGAAAACCTATTATAGGGTCTCTCAGGGTCTGGGAAAATCTGATCCCAGTATATAGAGTTAACTACTACATTCACCTGACGAATTGGATTAATAGAGTGTTCCGCCTCCTCAGGTGGTTTCATAGTTTCATGGGTGCAGACCGTTATGTATTCGGATGAAACAAAATTGACATAAGCAGACCGTCCTTCATAGATGATGAACTGACCTCGCTTAAACTTTTGCATTGTGGAAAAGTGGTTAGTGTTTTATTTAGTTTGGGGAGTGCAGAAACTATAATCGATTTTACAAAGGCGATCCATTTTCTGTTGTTGGATTTGGTCAACCTTCTTAATGGCATTTGTGCCTATGTGAACACCAGCGACCAAAACAACTGCGATTAGAAAAAATCTCATCTTACGCCCACTCTAAGATTTGACCGTTGAAAAACTGCTCACTCCCTCTGTTAACTCCTGACACATACCATGTCCAGTTTTTTTGAAATAGTCTTACGCCAGTTACAAACTCATAGCAAAGAGCGTTCAGTCTGCTTTTAGTTGTGACTGACTGCCAACCGCCGTCAAAGATTTGTAACTGTCTCTCAACATGGAAGTATGTAGCAATGTGATTTCCATGTAGAAACACTTTAGACTGTAGACCGTTATCAGAAGTGCTAACAGTTGTATTAGAATTAGACCAGTTTGACTGTGTTCTAATTGCTCTGTTCATTTGTGATTCAATTTTACGCATAGTGAGAAGGTTTGTTTGTTATGTACTTATTATAGTGCATACGAGGCACTTGTATATGCTTAGTGTGCCACTTAATCGAGTGTCACAGCATTTTGATAAGCAAGATAGAACTGATCGTATAATGCGTCATTAGATGCGAACCTAGGATCTCC